AAAAAAAAATGAGCGTTGTAAGTTTTACCCTAGCAACGCCCTGATGATTAGGTAAGGCTCTTTTCACCATACCAATCACCGATAATATCACCCATAGCGATCCACCCGATAATACCATCATGATTAATCTTAGCCCAATGCCAATCGCACTGAGTAGATGTTTCAAGAACTTGGTATTTACGGTTAATTGTTGCAGTACCTAAAACCTCTCCGACACGAGAAGGATTATTACGAATATGTAGAGCAACCTTAGGTGTAAAGAACTTAGGATTCCAATAGACATCCTCGTATTCTTTAATCTTCGAGTTTAACTCATCGAACATAGCACGATTTGTGCCAGCACCAGTTAAAGGCTTTAATACTCCAAATATGCGTATAAACACCGGTGCATTAGTTGTCCAAACATAGTGTGTAAGATCTTTACCAGTAGAGCCTTTATATGTATCACGAAGGTATTTTAGTTCTTCTTCGTTATGAACATAAGCAACCTCGTTACGCATACCATTGTAATAGTAAACTTTCCTAGGATCCCAACCCTGTAAATATGGTTGTCCTGGGTCTCGACCTTCTATACGAAATGTAAAATGCATACTCATGATAGCACCGCCTAGTATCTAGATAGTGCTCTCTTAGTATTCGGGTCTGCCGCTGTTGGTCTAACAACACCAAATATACGATGATATACAGGTGCTGATGTATTCCACTCATAATGTTTCAAGTTGAACCCATGAGTATCGCTATAGATTGCACGAAGATATTTCAACTCTTCCAAGTTGTGAATAGGTTGTACTTCGTTAATCGCACCGTTATAATAATAAACAGTTTGAGCATTCCAACCTAATGAATCTTCTCCACCAATCATAAATGTAAAATCCATAGTATCTCTTGTACCTCCACCTGATGCACCGCCACCGCCACCTACGCTACCACTTACACCATCAGAATATGGTGGGTAGATGAACCCAATAATCTGTTCACCTCCGCCGCCGCGTAATGAACGTACCCGGTATCGTGCAGGGCCACCGCCTAAACCGCCATCTACGTTTTGTTCGACAGTCTGGAAGTTCCCGTTACCATCAGGGTCGTTGACGACAATGCCGGTGTGACCATATGGGTGTGCGCTTGTCCGCATACAGAATATAGCTCCAGCGCGAGGTAGTTCTACACCCGTTGTACGCCAGCCAAGCCCTTGACCTGCTCTAAGCATATCGATACCGTTACCCCACATAGACCGCCCAAAGAATTTCTGAGCGACCATGTTAGGGAGGTCGACACATTGCATACCATAGGCACCATCTGCATCAACCCCGATACCACGGTCAGCAAGGCTACGCACCCAGGATAATACTTCACCCCTAGTTGCCATATAGCCCTCCTAGAATATTATTTTCCGTCGTCTTCGTTAGCCTGAGCTTCGTTATAACGTTTAGTAGAGATCATCAATACAGAACCTGCGAAGGTCGCAAAGAGACCGATTGTCGCAGTGATCTTAGTTGCATCAAACCCATACAATACACCAAGCCCAGCGATAAGAGTTACAAGGGCAGGTACTACGTTGAGTAAGATGAATTTAGCAGCGTTATATTGTTCGTTTGTTAATGGTTTCATATGTTTATTTGTCTCCTAGTTTTATTTAATTGATCGGACGATTACTTTGATCTCGTCGACATCTTCCTTTACCGATTTTAAACCTTCGTTCATATAGTCCATACGGTCAACTAATGCTCGAATGATCTTCTGTTCTTCCTCGTACTTATCGAGTCGGTAAGAAACGCTATCCAGGTTCTTATCCTGGTGTTTGTTAGATACTTCAAGCTCAGTCAATCGATGTTCTAAATCTCCTGTCCGGTTCTTTGCCGAAATATAGAATGTTGCACCACTGATAACGATAGGAAATATTACCGTCAGCACCCAGTGCATTAGCTCTTTTTCTTGCATGTTCCTCCTCTAATCAATTCGTGGCATAACCATACTAAGCACCCCTTGCCGTAGCATATCTTCTACCTTTTGGTCTTTGTAGGTATATCCTTCTGTCTCTTGGATCATAAAGGTAAATAAGGTCAAAGTATCTTTAGGCCATTTCTTGTTCGTATCGTATGGATAAGGCATTGCTACAACGTCACCGTTACTATATCGTTTTCCTGTAATAAGTGGTTTTGCTACTGAGGCAATTTTCTTATATGTAGGAGCAACCATACCGTCTTTTGTTGTGACTGCAAATGCAACGATGATATCCATAGCACTGTCGATGCCTGCGATCTGCTCTTGCACTTTCTCAATCTTCTCATTCTCGGCTTTACGAGGGAAGTTGATATCATAGTGCTTTTGCATTGCTTGCTGATATAACTCAGCATTAGGTAAGTCGATTACAGACTCGTCCAAATATACATGAACTACAGACCCAACATCATCAACAAGAATAATATGTGTTTTCTTACTGTTGGTCGAGTCATAGTCCAAAGATTTCGATTTAAATTCTAATTTAGACACTTAAATCTCCTTTCCTAAAATATTTTATAGTGGGTACCTTAATTATAACATGATGGTTAGTTGACCGGCATATATAACATTATTATGTGTAGCTAGTCCATGGAATACACCAGTATCTTTATTAACCTGAACGTGTATATTACCATCTCCTCCACCTATAGCCCATCCTGCAATAACAAACATATACGGTTGAGGTGCTTTAAATACGTCTAGTGGTATATCCGCAAAGGATATAGTGCCACCATTACCTGTAAAATTATAGCGAATAGTCAAGACATCACCTACACGTTTATAGTAAGAACCATCAAAACCAGCAGGTTGCCATTCTGTTGTAGTGACTAGGCCGGGGTCATCTTTAAACATGAACTCCTTCCATGCTGAAGGTTTCCATTCACGACCATTGTTATAATATCGTAGAAAATGTCGACCTTGACCAAACTCGGTGAAGAACTGAACGCCTTTCCAGCTATCAAGCCAGTAGTTTTGGAATAACCCCCATTGTCCACCTTTACCAAGCGGGTGATCAGCGTAAGTACCACTACGCCAATCTATTTGGGTTTGTTGAATATTCCAAGGCCGGTTCCAATTCCCTTGATTCAACATACCGTTATTTTGAGTAAGCTGGTAATTTTGAATAGGTTTATTATTGGCATAAATATCTCCAGCGACATCTAAGACGCCACGTTCACGTACTTTACCAATACCAACACCAGTCTTATCCATAGCCATAACTACAGACCGAGTTGCGACTTCGACACGGTATTCTGATGAAGCAAACTTGTCTTCTATCTTACCAATGATAGTAAATGACCTATCTCCACCATATCTACCACCCAGATTAGCTATTGAGTTAACCAGAGCAGCTACAGTGGTAAATGTCGCAGAAGCTGGCCCATTATCATCTGTATAGTTCTCAGTACCAAACGGCGCCACTCTGAATGACACCTTCATAGAATTCTTCTGAGAGCCGTTAACAGTTAATGGAGCAACCTTGGTATTACGTGTTACTTGGATTTGGTCAGCATTAGCACCCACACGGTTTGCTGAGAAGGATATCTGCGGTAAGAAATAGTCTAAGAACTCAACCTCAATCTCTTTAGGAGCTGAAGTTCGTCCTCGACTGTCTGTTACTGTTGCACGGATCTTAGCTTTACCTGCGTAGTTGACCTCACCAATATACCCTTCTTTGTCGTAAGAAGAATATGGTTTATCAACAATCGTAGCGCTATACTTGGTAATCTCTGACCCGTAAAACCCTGAAGCACCATTAAAGGCTACCTTAATCTTAGATAAGACCGATAAGAAGGTATTAGGTTTACCGATTATATCCCCAACCTTGGTATTAATATCCGATATAGATATGCCGGTTAGAGTTGGGACGGCTGAGTCCGGTACCTTCAGTTTAAGAGAATACGCGGCTCGACCAACCTCCTTACCATCTTTATAAGTCAGGAACCATACTGTACCTACACCACTTAAGGCATTCGGCGTTTGTGAACATAACTCCATAGGCGGAGTCCATGTGAATGACGTATCTGCAGGACGTTCGCCTGTAACATTCGAAGCCCAGTTTCCGTAATATATGTGAATATAGTGTCGAAACTCAGGTGATGCTTTATTAATCCTAAAGGTTATAGGCTGACCAATAGTACCAACAATATCAGCACCGGAGTCAGTATTATCACTTGAACCTGAATTATCAACCTTACTTGCACGAGGAATATCTTTAAGCTTAAGGTCAAATCCTACTGAGGCAAATCCGAAACCTTGAATATGGATTTCAAAACTTGCTGCGATAGATACTGTCTTACGTCCATCGTTATCATGTGGAACAGTGAAGTCCTTAGTATATAATGCTTTACGTTGTCCAGGGCCTATACCAGCGTCTTGTTGAGTAACATCAACAATATCTCCTACTCTGACAGTAAGAGGCTTAGGATAAAAACCGTTTAGGGACGTATACCCATCTGTTATCAGGAATACTTGGACGTTTACTCTTGAGAAGTTACCTGCATTATTTGGTTCATTCCATGCAGAGATAACTTCCAACTGCATCCCCGGCCCCCAATAACCGGAGAAATTAGCGCGTACCATTTATCTACACACCTCCTACATACATTGTTAGATTTCGATCCAGGTTGGTCGGGTCTTGTATTGTAACAAATCGTCCAATACGAAGACTCTTAACGAACACCCCGTTATCGATTTGGAGAACCCCTTGGGAAATGGAGGCAACTTCCTTACCCCCTGAGACGAAGGAAATACGATCAGAGGAGACGAGTACTTTAGAAGAGCCATCCTTCTGACCGACAATAAGACCTTCTTCGGACTGAGACATGTAGGTGTTTACAAACTCAGTCGTGATCTTGAGTTCTCCGATTTTTTGTTGAAGTTCGTTGATCCGTTCACTAGCTCGAATAACAGCGGCTTCAGCATCTTTACGCCCAGCCTCTTCAGTAGCAGTCAGGTTCTTAATTGATTGGATCCATGTATCCACAATATCCTGACTAGCTTTAGCCTCCATCTCAGCTTTTAACAATTCATTACGTTCTGAGAGTTTGTTAATCTGCTCTTGGGTTAGAGTTTGGTCAGCCTTCTTAGATAAGGATACTTCATAGTCTTCCGATGATAAAGTGTAATCAGTAGCAACAGTACCTGTCTCAACTTTAACCCCAGTAATCCAGGCTTTACCAGACGCAGTACCTTCAAGTAAGAAAGATAATCCCATTTTAACTTCATCATATCTGTTATCCCAACCATAGTTGTATGTTCGTTCGATACGTCTCCAATCAGACGTCCCATCAAAGTT